CTCCATTTCCAAGCCGCCATTTCTCGCCGGTTCATCATCTCTTCCTCTTTTGACAAAGACGGCACCCACTCCACAACAGATTTCGTAAGAATAATGTTATGTGGACACGGTGCCGCGGGAAGAGACTTATCGAACGTAGCGAGGGGGTCATCAGCTATCCTCCTCTTCTGATTCCTTAGCAATCCGACCTTAAGGAAGCATCTCCAAGCAAACCGTCCACGGAAACCAAGCTCATTAGGAGCGAGTCCGGTGCGACGAATAAGAGGAGCATGCCACTTCAAGTACTCCAGGCCCGCGTTAAAGCGAACCTGAGCAGGAAGGCCGGCACAAGCGAAAGAAGAGAAAGACTGGGAAAGGGAGTTTGCCAATGGCATGGAACGCAACATTCCAAAACGAAGTGTGGGGACTACACGAAGTCTGCCGCTCCGCCACTTTAGAAGTGTGGAGTTTAGAGACCCGTAGCCCATAGCCACGCTCGTCTTGGTCTGCTCGACCTCCAAGCCGACCTCACCAACAACCCGCATCCATTCCTTGGTAAAGAGTGGATCAGAAGTCTGGAAGAGGATGTCGTCACCGTTAATAAGTAACGGTACATCCCCCTGGCTGCTTTGACGGCTCGCCCATTTGAAGGCGAGGTAGTTTTGGATACACAGTAGCGGAAAGCTCAACAAAGAGCCCATCTGTTGACCTGATGTAACCTCAACGACCTCACCCGCCCGAGCGAAACAAGGACGAAGGATCCTCTGCGCATACTTTTGAATCCCCTCGGGGACCCTACTAGATTTGCGCAGTATCACCTTCAGAACTGTCTCAGCAACTTCCAACGGAAGGTTATCGGTGGCCGACTTGTAATCGCCACTGACCAACACGCCAAGCCCAACGCGAAACCCCGCCTTGTCAAGCGTCTCGGACTTCACATCACCCCTGCAAAGCCACTTCTGGCGCGATAATCTATCGTATATCGCTTTATGAAGAGGCTTAATCAGCAGTGAGTCTTCGCTAAACTTCGTCAGAGGACGAGGTTTGCCGGCAGACTGCACCACCATTGGTCGTGTGAAGGAAGAGAGTTCGGGGGGAACGGAGGTACCAAGAACTGCCGACAAGTAGTCCGACTGGTCCAAGGCTGTCGTTAGACAGCCACCAGCCTTACGACTACTTTCGAGAGTTGAAGAGAGGGGCGGTGACGTCGTGTAGCAATGCTCACGATAAGTGTCATCCCAGCCGTAAGGAAAAAGACGGCTAACCTCCCTCTCTACGAACTTCATGTACCCAAAGGGAAGATTCCGAGGAGAGCGGACCATACTCTCCATCAGACCATCCAGGAAGCCTTCCTCCTGACACTTGCAGCTCGCCGGCAGCAACTTCTTTATTGACTGAAAAGCCATTACCTCCTCCTGGTTAAAGGAGGGGCATTGTTGAAGAAGTTGCTTCACGGAGCGTGATAAGTCGGAGCACCCCGTAAGGGGTGGGTCAAACTTTACGGTTTCCTTTCCGAAAATGAGACACCACGAGTTAAGAGCTCGCCGGACTGTGTCTAGGGTCCGACGCTGCGAGACGCGACAACGTCGCTGTTTGGCCGCCAGACTCATCACCATCGCCTAC